AAGCTGTGGCATTTCCGCCGTATTGGACACATCCACACTACACAAATGAATTAAAAAATGGTACAGTAAGATACACTATAAATTGTTGGACGTATAATGGTAATTAAGTATCAATCTATATTCTAAACTCTAACCCCTCGTCTGTGAACATCCATGAGGGGGTTACATAATTCTAAGTATTTCCCCTCGGGAATGTCACAGTCTTCAATCACAGCGAGGGCCTTTTGGAGGTGAATTTATTACACAAGGCTAATCTGCCTTAGCAAAAGGTTTATCAGCTTTTAATATATTTTTAATCGTGTTTCTACAAAAAGTACCAAAACCATCAGTCAATATAGAAAAGGTTATGTGATGTCTCATCTGATGATAAAACATTTGAACTACTCTCCATTTCATCTTGTAAATACACAACATTTAAAGACTGAATTCGTTGTATATGTAACCATGAAAAAGGTCATCATCGCCTTACCAGGGCGAGAATTTTCTGGAAGTTTTTTGAAGAATTGGTCAAATGCTCTCGTTGAATTAACGCGTAGGGGCTACCAAGTGACCATGATAAATGAGTACAGTAGTTTTGTTCCCTTTGCCAGAATGAAAACTTTAGGTCTTAATGTACTGAGAGGTATTGACCAGAAACCATTTAATGGACAAGTTGATTATGATGTCTGGGTAACACTCGATTCAGATATGTTTTTCATTCCTGAACAACTCATAGAACTTATTGAAGATACTAATAATTATCCGGTTATATCAGGTCTTTATAGAATGGCCGATCTCAAACACTACGCAGCAATCAAAAACTGGGATGAAACATATTTTAAACGTCATGGGACATTTCAATTCTTAAGACCAGATGACCTCGAAGGATCAAAGAAATACATCAATGTTGCATACAACGGTATGGGATTCTTTGCATGTCGCCGAGGTGTGATAGAAAAGTTACAGTATCCATACTTCAGTTATCCATTACAAGAAATTAAATTAGATGATGGTCGAATCATTAAAGATATGTGTTCAGAAGATGTAGCGTTTTGTAAAAATTTACAAGATGCTGGGTTCGATATCATGGTCAACACAACTTTGAAGGTTGGACATGAAAAGATGTTGGTCATCTAAAAAAATTCAAGACGATCGGCCAGGTTTGGGCCAAAAGTTTTTAACTTGAACTTTCTTTCCAAGTGATTGAACATTTCACGACGCCGTTTTGAATATTCAAGTCTTGTCTGAATAGGACGCGAGTCACAATCCTGTCTATCAGGCATTGGTTCCCATCCATCAAAATTTTCATCGTACCAAACTTCCTTGTCAATATTTTCGAATTCCATTTGAAGCGAATGGATCAAGGAATTTTCCATATTATATTCATCAAGGAGTGCATCTACAACAGCAGTATCTCTTTTAAGGTAAATTTGTCTAAGTTTTTCTGATACCCCTTCTCGAACATAATTAACTTTGTTTATTTTGTCGTCGTGGTACCCGGTATTTATATTCATAAGATAATCGTCCCGTCTTCTCTTCTTGAAAAATGATAAAATGTTATCACATTTCAATTGGAGGGCCTCAAGTTTTTTTTGGTGTCGATCTTCCATTATCAATTGACACTTTTATTGGCATTCGCCGACTTAGGTAGTCTATTTGCGTTTCAAGAATAACACGTTCGCCAACCTCATTGCGGGCGATGACATATTTTAAATCTGGGTTTGAAATACTCATTTCTCTGTGAACAGGTTCCGCGGCAACGAGGCTGTAGATGTTCGTGAATAAGTTACCAAACATTTTTTAGGTGTTGGTGGTGGAATTAAAATTGGATCGTCGTATAAAAGTTTTTTCCAGATAATTCTCTGGACGTCTGTACAAAGTGAATTAGTTGCCTGACAGAATGCAAGACGAAGTTCGTCAGTAAAGAGTGGGATATAGTCACTGTTCATACTTCTTGATTTCTTCGACAACCTTACCACTTAGGTAATTTTCTCTTTTCAATTTTTGTAATTCCAAATCAAGATCAAGCATAAACTTTCTTGGAAGTTCAAACAGTGGTTGAAGCCATTCACGAGAAACATTAAAAATCGCACGAAGAAGCAGCATTTTTTTGTATGTTTATCTCAGAATGTCTTTAGATGACTTACCAAAAAGAGTTCAGTATGTCATGGTAGACTCTGGATTGGTGAATGGTACCAATAATAATTTTTCTTTAGACTTATCCCTGAAGTCGAGTATTCATGTAGAGAATATCAATCAAGTGATAGGTCTCAAGGTTGTTGAGTTTTATGTCACACAGGTTGGTGGTGCAAGTAATGCAGCTGTCTCATCTAACATTGCAAAATTTATTGACATCAAGTGTGATGATATTCCAAAGATTGCACAAATATTAGATGAACGTCATGGTCAGGTTCTCGCTCGAGTTCCCCTTGAAAGACATTTTAGTGGCGTAGGTGCCGATGTCATTCGAGACAAACAATGGAAACCATTCCAAAGAAGAACGAATCTTTTTAATCCGATATCCATGAAAAAATTACACTTCAAAATGCATGAATACCAAGATGACGGAGACTATGTTTCACTTCACCCAGATACTTCGTGGCACATGATTCTCGAAGTGACAACCATCAGTCCAAAAGAAAAACCGAGAGACAAGAATGTTGAAATACTTCAAGCACTCGAAAAGTTAACCAAGAAAATTGAAGTCCTTAATCACAATGTGAGAAAATTACCCGATCGACCACCCGAAGAAGATAAAAAGAAATATCCATTCGGGTATTTGATGTTGCTCATACTCACATTAGTAGGTGGTTTCATTTACATGGTAAATAGGAGTGGGCCTTCCCCGGTTCCAGTTGGCGTCGGCTATTAATACCAATACCAATGGATATTCTATTATAAACTCAGATACAACGAGAGTTGTCGCGAATACAATCTTTACAATATCAATAAACATTACTATTGTAAAGGCTGATTTTTTTATACCCAATGCGGGGCTCGAACCCGCGACCCCAGCGTGCCTATGTGATTCTTACATCACTTAAATATACATTCATGTATAAGCACTGTGCTCTAACCAACTGAGCTAATTGGGTCTTTGCTACCAGGAGGCTTCGATCCCCCTACCTCGAGCTTACAAGGCTCACACTCTACCAATTGAGCTATGGTAGCTATATTATATATTGTAAATTAAGCTTTAATACCCTTGATCCCTCTCGTCAGTGCAACATAGTGTATATTATCATTGTCTATGTCATTGTGAAGTTTTACAACATCTGACTCGAGACCTTTGTATGCATGGATCGTATACATTTCACATATACATGCATCCTTTGGAACCATGTTGAGAGTAATTTCATCAATCATTCGATTGAGCTTCTCACTTCCGAGACTCATAATGAAAGCTGGGAGGTCATCCGAAAATGATGCCTTCTCTTCTTCGGTCAATGAAAACTTTTTTAATTTCCCCGCGAGGTCCTTCATGATTGACACTTGTTTGTCAAAGTCATTGATCCAAATATTTTTTGTCTTGCATGCAGCTTCAAACAGTCCTCGCCAACTTCTAAACAAGTAAGTATATTTTGTACCCGGTTCAATATAATTCAACATTCGTGTTTCATGTTTTGCGCCAGATATCATCCAACATCCCGGAAACTTTTTACGAATTTCATTACATGCCGGGTTACCAACTCTGAATGACTTGTAAAATTCTATGAACTTTGTTCTCGGAGGAAGACGATCGAATGCATTGATACATCCTCGCCACTGATAGATAGCTTGCATGTGATCACCAACAAATACTTTTGGGATGGTTGTATCTCGAAGTAAAATGTTTAACATGATCTCATCAAAGTCTTGAGTCTCATCAACAAAAATCATGTGGAACCTATCATCTAAATAATCTTTACACAAATGTTTGACTTCACAAATCTTTCGGATGGTATCAAAACTATGAAACCTGTGAAGCAAAGCATCTTCCCAAAGTCTGGTCAACATTGGTTTTTTGTCACCAATTCTGACTCGACAAAATTCAACAATATTGTCGTATCGAGACTGGTTACAAAATGCAGTGAATTTGTCGGTGTAATACTTTTTCAATTTGTAAGCCTTGGTACTTAACCAAGGAATGAGTCGACCAATGGTATATGGCTTCACGTCAATGATGTCGGGAGTAATATTTGTTTTATGAATGAAAACTTCACGAAGGATCGAATCAAATGTTCGAGCCTCGAGGTTGGGTGGACTCTTTGTTCGAATCTCCTCAATTAATTTTTTGTTGAATGCCAGGTACAAGATACTTTTGTTTTTATTTTTCTTGGCAAGGTTAATGAGTGTCGTCGTCTTACCACTTCCCGCGACAGACTTGACTGCCATGATGTCCCCACTTTTAAATTTATAATTGTTGACATAGTCTCGGTGATACTGATCTAAAAATCCCATTGAACCAATACATCGACCCTTGATCATGTCAACTTCCGGAATTTGTTCGGACCCAACTTCACTGGAAAAATTTTTACCAGTCAAAATTTCTACATCATCCAATGAAAGTGCTTCACAAAAATGAACCTTCATAGGTTTACCTTCACATATGATATCATAAGTTGATTCATCTTTCAACCATAATATTTTATCAAAGTTGGTAACTATGAGATTGTACTTATCAACTTTGGTCAACTTGTAAGTTAGATCACAAATGGCAAAGTTCCCACACTTTACCCACTTGATCATTAAATGAAATAGTTATGATATCTTTATGCAACAGTAGCCTTCTTCATAACCTTACCGGACGGACCCTGGGGACCTTGTGGTCCTTCGGGGCCAGCCGGGCCCTGGTCACCCTTCGGACCAGCCGGGCCCTGGTCACCCTTCGGACCTTGTTCACCCTTCGGACCAGCCGGACCAGCCGGGCCTTGAGCACCTTCACCGACAGAGTCGATCATCTTCAAAAGAAGACCATACAACCGATCCTTATCGAGACGAGCCCGACCCATTTCTTGCTTGATTTCTTGCTTGAGAGACTCCATGATTATATACATAAAAGAAAGATTATCTTTATATCAAATGATATTCATTGGTCCAACGCCATTGAGTGGAATTGGTCAACATACCAAAAAGTATCTCGATCTGTTCCCTGGGAGTAAGTATTACATGTACAATGATGACATACCAGATTCCGATAATGCATTTCTATTTGCTCTGCCAATCAAAAATGTTATCGATACAATTCCAAGTATCAAGATCAAATGTAAAAATGTCATATGCATGACCGTCTGTGAAACTGAAACAGTTCACGAAGATTATGGTCTTTTGTTTGACATGTTTGATCGAATCGCTGTTCCGAGTGAGTTTTGTAAACGGGTCTTTTCGAGACAATTTCCAAACAAAGAATTTTACATCATACACGCTCACATTCCTTCTGAACCGTATGTATTCTATCACATTGGAAATATCATTGACCCACGAAAAAACTTCAATGCCATCTTGCGAGCTTTCATTCAGTTAAACATGAAATACCCCGACACACGACTTCTTGTCAAGGCGACATGTAATCAAAAAGTTGAAATAAACCTCAAGAATGTTGAACTCATCAATGGTCTCGTCACAGACAAAGAAATTGATATCATTCATAGTCGGGGACATTGTTATGTGAACGCATCAAACTCCGAAGGTGTTGGTATGGGAGCGGTCGAGGCAGCCATTCGAGATAAGCCAGTCATAGCTACAAGTTATGGTGGCCCGAGTGAATACTTGAAAACACCCTATATGATTAACTGTGAACTTCAAGAGTTGGAGAGGGATGATTTCCTCTTCAAAAAGGGAATGCTTTGGGGTAAGCCAAACTTTGACCAACTCTTGGAGTTCATGGAGGACGCCTATAAGAAAAGACTAAAGTTCATGGATCATTCATTCACTAAGGAACTTGTGTGTCATGAAAAAGTTTTAGAAGAGTTCCATGTCAATATAATTAGCGACAAAGACAAGTAGACCCATCAAGATGGTTCCAGACATGATAGAACCTTTTTGGGTAACTAAGAATGCCACGATATCATCAATGGTTTCGATGTTCGTAGGCTTTGTCACATAACGCGGGACGAGAACGCTGACAATGATGTACAATGACATTGCTATTATAACAGGTCTAAGTGTGTCCTGGTCGAACATTTATACTAACTGGGATTTTAATTCATCCGAGACTCTATGTTTTCTACAAAAGTTTCCACAGACAGCTCTGAACTGACACGGTTTACCGGACATTGTTATGGCAGAACATGTCTTGGCAGTCGTGGAAATTCTTGGTTGGTCGGGGACTTTATCAATAAGTTGTGACACTCTCTGCATTCTCTTTTCTTTTTCTCGTTTGTATCCATTCTTTAGTCTCCACGTCGCATCTGCAAGGCGATAACATTTTTCATTTGGCTCACTGAGACGGTACATTTTGACCGCGTCATTGAGGCATGTAGTCCAGACAGTGTCGCGAACGATTTGCATATTTTGAGATCTGAAAGATACTTAATGCGTGACAACTTAGGTTACGCTTCCCCGGCAATTGTTGCCAAATACAAATCAACTTCACCAGAAAACTCTGGACATTTTTCAACCGTCTTCTTAGTCACCATGTCTTGAATATTAACGATGTGCTCCTTGAACTTGATCACGTCCACACCGGTTGCGTTATGAATTTGGTAGTCAGTGGCAATGTCTTTCGCTGCGTAGAGATAGGCTGCGGCATAGTTGGCGTGAAGTGTCGCGATCAATGGCGAAGCATCTTGTTGAGCAGCCGTGGCATATCTCGCGGATTGTCTGATTAATTTGTCCAAAGACTCTGTGGCAACAATTCGTCTATTCTTGATGAGTGTATACATCAAGAAGACGGCGATGGCCAAGTAGAGATAGAACATTCCTAATCTAAGTAAAGAAATAAAACGTGTTCAATGGATCTGTGAAAAATAACTTAAGTGAGAGCCTCGCCTATTAAAAATCAAGAAAGATGGGAGAGAGTGTTCAAAAGCTTACACACATCGAACATGTCCTTAAAAGACCGGATTCTTATGTTGGTCCAGTGGACCTCAGTTCTGAACCATACTGGATTCATCACAAGACTGATAACCGATTCAAAAAGAAGAGCGTTAATTATTCACCAGCTTTGCTCAAAATTTTTGATGAAATATTGGTCAACGCAATCGACAGAAACTCAATATATCCGAAACACGTTACTGGCATCTCGG